ACATTTTTGCTGCCGTGTTCCTCTTCGACGTAGCCCTCTTTGGCCCCGTGGGCCTGAGCGATCTGCTCGATGCGCGTGTGAAGCTTCTGGGTGAACAACAGAGCCGTCTTCGCATCGCCCGTAGCCGTCATGGCGACCATCTCCGCGAGCAACATGCTCTGCAACATGGCCATGCCGGCTACGTAGCGTTCCTCTCCGATCAGGAAGGTGTACTCGATCAGGGCGTCGGCCACGTTGGTATAGATCCATTCATCGTTGTAGACGGTCCCTTCTCTCGCCTCGTGTCCCTCGCCCCACTTGTACTCATTGCCGCTGGTGTCGATGATCTTGCGAATGATGACGCAGTCGGCCGGCCGGACGTACTTGTAGTTCCACCTGCCGCTCAGGAGCGGCGCATCGTCCGAGACCGTCAAGGCGATCACCTTGTTCGTGCGCGGCCATTCCATGTAGGCGAGCATCTGGCGTTTCGACTCGTTGTAGAAGTCCAGGATCGCGTGCTGCACGTTGCCCCGTGCGGAAGTCCGCGACATGCTCGTCATGCGCGAAACCTGCGTCAGTTCGCCCAGATGTCCGATGGCCATATTGCAGATTTCGAGAGCCCCCGTCAGGTGGCTGGTCAGATTTTCGTAGGTTGCCGAGACGTCCTGGCCGTAGATTCGGGCCGTCACGTCAACGTCACTGTCGCCAGCGTTGGGGCTGGTCAGGAGCACGGCGATCTCAGCGCCTTCCGGGGCCGTAAACTCCGCGCTTTGCCAGATCGTTTTCGTGGTGGAGGCCGCCAGCGCAACCGTGGCGGGATAGGGATAGATCACGACATCATCGACGGTAATGGAAATCGTGAAGTTGCCGCCCGTTCCATCGAGCGGCTTGTCGTCGTCTCCGATCTCCAGACAGACGCGGCAGAGAACCGGGTCTTCGCTGGCCTGGCTGTATTCCAGGACGGTCTGTTCGCTGGTCAGATCGAAAGCATCGGTTGCCGTCGCCAGTTGCGTCTGCATGGTGTACCTCACAAGCCCGGCCCGAGCCGAAGCCCGAGCCGGGCAAAACGAACAGATTAAGGAGCGGAAGCCGTGCCGATAGGAGCACCCGTAGCGGCGCTGCTCTCATCCTCGCTGATGTAGTTCTGGAACAGGTACATATTGGGTGCTACAATCGAGTCAGCGAAGGCAGCCAGATTGCAGACGACATAGTTGTCGGCGATGATTCCGCTGGTCGTCGCCACCATCTCGATAGCAGGCTCCGTGTTCATGCCGGCATTGCCGCCAATCGTGCCGTTGAAGAGGATGTTGCCGCGAATCAACGCATGGTTGCTCGCGGTCGTCTCATTCTCGATGCACGCCTGGCTGTAGTCCCCGACGATGATATTGTCGAGAATCTTGAAGTAGTCGGAGTCGAGCATGTGGATGGCGGTCTCTGCCGCCCCAGCGCCCATGTTGAACTCACAGCCGGCAATCGTGAGCCGGTCGCTGGCGGCGCCCTTACTGTCGATGCACGCCAGTTTGAACTCGTCCGTACCCTCGGCGTTGCACCAGAACAGGCAGCCGGCAATCGTCACGCCGGTCGAACCGGCCTCGATCTCGATGGCCTCGTTCACGTCCGTGACGTTGGCGCAGAATTGCAGGTTGACGATGGTCACGTCGTCGGCCCCGATAGCGAACGCCCCGGTCACGTCTCCGGTGTAATCGAACAGGGGCCGCAGCTTGTCGTTGCCACATCCAATGATCGTCACTCCGTCGCAATCGACATCGACTTCATCGGCGGCCGCTCCCATCGTCTCCGTGTGGCCCTGGGCGACGAAAATCATGTCGCCGTTGTCGGCCGTACACAGGGCGATGGCCTCGTTGAGCGTGCTCTTTGCCGTGGCCCATGAAGTCCCCGCCCCCTCGTCCTCGACGTTGGAATCGACGTAGAAGATGTTGCCGGTCCCGATCTGGCTGCCGACGACCATTCCCTCGACCCACTGCGCCCAGTTGTGCAGATCGCCGTGTCGGCGCAACAGATTCGTAGTGTTCCATCGGAAGTCCGACACCCGCGTCGTGTCCGCCAGCAGCGGCGCCGTCGCGAGCAGCAGGACTGCCACAATGAAGAATAGGCGTTTCATGTAAATCTCCTTTGCACTTTCAAATCGCTCAGGCAGCGGCGGGGTCGCCGACGGGGCGGGCCCCGCCACGTTCCTGAACGGCTGCCTTACTTGGTTAGGTCGGCATGACGATGTTCGACGCCGTCGGCCGGGCGACGGGGATCGGCGGGTTGGCGCCGATGTGCAGCCACGCGTCGATGGCGCCGGTCGATACGTTCCCGCTTCCAGACATGACGAGGCCGCAATACTGGTCGCGGTGGGCCGCCTTAACGCTGGCCAGACAGCTCATCAGCGGCACGCAGAACAGCCAGTGCCCCGGATCGAACGGATCGGCCGACAGATCGGCTCTCGCAATAGCCCTGCCGCTGAGCAGCAGGTCGCCGCTGGCGAGCGACGTGGTCGAGTGCTGGTAAAAGAGAATCTGGATCGACGTACCGTCACTCGGCACGGTGTTGCACGTTGCGACCAACCACAGCGGAATCGGCGTGTTGATGAAGTCTTTCCACTTGCTTGAAGACCAGTCAATGTAGTTGGTGCAGACCGCCGTCGTGTCGTTGGGCATCGCCTGTGCGTTACTGAAAACCCAATTGGCATCTTGAATCGGCATAGTGAACTCCTCGGACCTCAGTCCTCAAAGGTTGCGTTTGCTTTCCTCGCACGGAGCGATTAGCTCATCTTGCTATGGGTCAACAGGATGCGGTCGCACCGGCGCAGCGGGATGTCCCCGAGATACGCCTGCGGTCGGGCGAACGGCTGATTCGGCGGATAGGTGACGTTGTTCTTCTCGTCCGCCGCGTTGCGAATCTGCGTCCTGATCCGCTTGTTCATGTAGGCGTAGATTTGACCTGCGGTGTCGAACGCCTCTTCCGCCTCGCGGAACTTGCGGATGTCGAAGGAGGTCGCATTGTCCGGGTCGCTGTGGATGTTGGTCAGTCTCTTGACGCGGCGCGTATCGCGCAGGCAGAATCCGCCCTTCCAGTCGAAGTCGACCATCGTGAACCACGCGACGGCGTTCTGCGAATCCGGGATGGTGCCCGAGTCCACCGCGGTAATCAGCGGAGCGACGGGATGGGGCGTGCGGGAAATGCCGCCCCGGCTGCCCTTCGGATAGATCAGGCAGCAATCCCGCAAATCCCACTGGATCAGCCAGATGTCCGTGAGGCTCGATGCTTCGGAACCGCCGTTGTCGATCACGCTGTCGGCGGCGATCGCGCTGAATCGGACGTCCAGGCCATCGAACTCCATCGGTTCGGTCGCGGTCGATCCGTAGATGAGCATCTCGACCAGAGATTGATTCATCCCTTCGAGGTACTTGATCTCTTCGCCTCGGAGGAAGCCGGCGGGGTCGGGCGTTTCGTTCAGGTCTTCCTGCGGGATACGCATCTGGTTGGTGAACCATGCCACAGATTCGGAAGCGTGCTGAACCTGGCCCTTTGTGGCCGTGCGGCCGGCGCCTCTCTGGTGCAGGTAGGGCTGAGGAAGGGACGTGGTGATATTGAACTCTTCGCCGTCGATCAGGTCCGATTCGCGGACCGGCGCGTCCTGGAGCAGATCATTCTGTTGCACGAGGACGTTGACCTCGTCCAGAATCTGCGTGCCCGCCTTGTTGTAGCGGGCCATGATCTCGCTGTAGGACCAGTTATTGAGGCTGTTGCCTGCCATAGGGCTACTCCTTCAAAACAGGATGTCACGTTGTTTCGTGGGGAGTCTGCCCTATGGCAGGCCCACTGCCTTGACGCCGGGTTGCGCTGCGGTCTTTCCGCAGGAAGCACTCAGGCCCCTAAGCAGGGGGAATCCGAGAATCGGTGATTCAAAGAGCTATGGTGCGACGGTTCGATAACCGCCGACGTAGGCGCCGTTTTCGTACTTGGCGCCACGGTTGATGAAGTAGAGCTTTTCCGGGTCGTCGTCGGGCTTGGCCTTGTAGAATTCCGGATTGTCGGGAAAGCCGGGAGTGACTTCCTCGATGTCCTTGCCGCCGTGTCGATCTCCGGTCGGCAGTTGAACGTCCTTCGTCAGATCGCCGATCTTGAGCAGGGTTTCCGCTACGACCGGATCGGCCGCCAGGATTTCCTTGAACTGGGCGTCGGTGATCTTCTCGAACTCCACGCCGGCAGCCTGGGCGATCCCGTCCTTGATCCATTGGGGACAGAACTGGCCCCGGAAGGCCCGCCGGCACAGTTCGACGTTGGTCTCCGCCGCCTTGTCCGTCCCGAGAATCTGCGCCGTCTTGGCCTTCGCGGAATCCAGTTGCTTCTGTCTGGCGTCCTTCGCGGTCGCCTCGGCGATCTCTTTCTGCTTGGCCGCTTCGCTCTCGGCGGCCTTCTTGTCCGCGTCGAGGACGTCCTGGAAGTGTTCGGTGAGGAACTTCTTCTTGGCCTCGGCGTCAGTCGGGAGCTTGACGCGGTTGTGGAATTCGCGTTGGGTGTCTGCGCCACGGCGAATCAGACCGACGATGTCTTTCGCCCCCTTCGCATAGTCTCGCAAGTCTTCGGGCAGGTTCTTCTCGAAGCCTTCGGTGAACGTGCCGTCTTCTTTGATCCAGTCCATTACTCGTCACCCCCCTTCTGTTCCTTCGCGGCGGCCTGGGCCTTCTTCTCTTCCATGAGCGCCTTGTAGCGGGCGACGATCCACTTGACCGAATCGAAAAAGGCGCACTGGATGGCCTTCTCGAACTGCGAAGGGATGTCCCAATCCTCCTGCGCCTTGACAGTGGTCTTGCACTCGATCGGATCGGCCAGGCCGGCGACTCGGGCGGTCGTATAGAGCATGCTGACGACCTCCTTCGCCTTGCCCGGGCTGCCGTCCGGCTTGCTTTCGCGGATTTCCTCTACCAAGTCCAGGTGGCAGTTGAACTCCTTGATGCCCTGGACTATGCGGATCGGCACTTTGTCCTTCCGCCGTTGAGCGATCAGCTCAATCTGGTCTCTCCGTTTTGCCATGATCTTCATTCTCCAAATCAGGTAAGGGTAGTTGGCCCATCTTCACGATCAGGTTGTCGAAGTTCTCGGGGATCAGGACGCCGCAGTCACGCAGGAGCAGGAGCCCTTCGATCAACATTCGCAAGGACGCCTCCGGACGCTCCATCATCTCGGCCCACTCCTCCTGGCCTCGAAAGATGCCGCACGCTTCGAGGCTATCGCGCAGGGCCGCCCGTCCGTCTTGCGTCTGGAAATAGACGCGGCGATTGCGTTCGTGGAGTTGGCGTCGGCGATAGGCTGTCTCAAGTGTCATGTTCATCTCTGATGCTTCTTCGCCCTGTAAGCTCGATAGGCGCGTTCGGCGCTGGCCTTGCTCCTGTACATGGCCTTGCCGCTGCCGATCCGCCACTTTCCGTTCGATGCACGCCTGACGGGCATGTCACACGCTCCCTTTCATGCCACGGCCCTCGCGAGAAGGGAGTGTTGACCCGGCTCTTTGCCCAGTTGTCCGGATGCGGCCGCGAGTTCGCGGGCAACCTGCGCCTCCTGCAAGGCGGCGGCCTGCTGACGCCGGGCCTGCACGATCGCCTGCCGGACTTGGTCGCTGTTGATAAGGGCCTGTGGGAAGTTGCTCTTGTCGAGAATGTATTCGCCGAGATCGGGCAGGTTGACCGCGGAGTACAGGGCGGCGGCCTCTTCGGGTCCGATGTGCCTTCCCAGAATCTCCCCGACCTCTCCGATCAGCGAGAGGCCGGCCCGCAAGCCTTCGAGCGCCGCCGACTGCATCTGGAGGACGGACAGAGGACCGACGAAGATCGGTACGATGATGTCCTTGCCGCGCATCTCCTGGAGTTCGCTCGGCGGGGCCGGCATCCGGCCCGCGCGGGTTGCGATGTGGGCGACGTTGTTGAACGTCGGCTGCACGCCGCGTTTCCAGAAGTTGTTCATCTGGCCAACTAGCAGGCGGGCCTGGTCGGATCGGGCCTCCAGGACCTCCGTGGCCTGGACTCGTTCCTTCTTCGCCCGGAACAGGTCCATCATCCTCCAGACGTGGTAGCCATAGCGCTTGCGGATCAAGTCGTGAATTCTATCCTCGCGGTCTACCGCGTGCGGGTATTCTCCGCCGGTCAGGATCACCTGGGGGATTCGCTTCTCGCTCCCGAAGCCATGTCTCTCGCCCGGAAGATACTTGAAGCTGGTGCGTTTCTCTTCGGGGACGGCGATCATCGGCCGGGCGGCGAAGTTGCCCATGTCGAGCAGGTTGTAGGCGTGCTGCTGGGCGGCCTCGATGATGCAGAGGATGTCCATCGCGGGGGCGTAGCCATAGGTTTCGTCGCTGTTGCGGCGGAAGGGCCAGATCGTCGGCGGGAAGTAGTCCAGGCCGGTGATCCGGACCAGCCGGTCGCCGGGCGGGCCGTTCAGAAGCGTCTCGGTATTGGCGCCGGTGGTTCCGTGCACCCCATAGAGGATCGTCACCATCGCCCACGGCTTGTTGCCGACGGTCACGTTGCGTTCGAAAATGGCGGGGTCGTCGGCCGGACAGATGCAAGTGAGGAAGTCGCATTGCCACATGCAGCCCTTGGCGTCGTGGGCCCACTTGCGAACGCTCGGATGGAGACTATCGCCGGGCTGGTCGAACTTCTGGAGGGCCTTGCGGGTCGTGAGAGTCAGCATCTCATGGTAGACGTCGTATTCGCCTTCGTCATTCTGCGCGACCCAGTAGGCGCCGGGGTGCGGAACGCGATGCACGCACTTCGAGAGATCCTTCGCTTCCTCGGTGAAGTTGACGGCGGTCCCCCCGCTGGAGGCGTCCTGGAGTTGTTCCGGCAGCACGTCGTAGAAGTTGCCGTTGCGGAACTCCCAGACCATCTGCTCGGTGTATTCATCGAGCCATCGCTGGACCGGATCGACATCCCGGAAGCGGCGGTCGCTGATTCCCGCCCGCAGCCAGTTCAGGTGCTCACTGACCGCCCATCCCTGCATCCCATCGACCCAGTCGAACCACGCATCCTGGGCCACGCCGTCGTACATCTTGGTATGGCGTTTGGCCCCTTTGACGCCGCTGCCGGACAGATCGTAGCGGCGGGGATTGACGTAGTTGAAAGCCGCCTGGATGGACTCTTCGTACCCGTTGCGTTCGAGGACCATCTCGGTATGACGATTGAACGAGTTGGTGACGATCTGATCTCTCACGGCACAAAGACCTCCCCGAGTCTGGCGAGGCTGTGGAGTTGTTCGATGGACTGGGCGGCGTTAAGGGTCTGGGGCAGCACTTCCTCCGCCTGTCCAAACGTGGAACCGATCTCACAGGCGAAGTGCCGGGTCTCCTGTTCGCAGAAGAAACTCCTCTCGCTGGTACGGGTCTTGACCGTCACGGTCGCCTGGAATAGATCGAGTTTCGTCATATCGGTTCTCAAAAGCGCCGGGCGCAAACAAAAAGCGGCGCGCCAGAGTGTCAGGCCCCTGACGGCCGCTTGATGTTCGTCTTGGGTATCCCGTCCCGAGTGCCCCCGGAACTGGACCCGGCTATTCAGTTGTCAGAAATCAGACACCTTCACCGTACTCTCGCTCATGTGGCGCGAAAGTTTTGTCGATCATACTTGCGCTCGGATTACGAAACCATGTAGTGTCTGCCGCCATCGCTATCTTACAGTGGCGACGTATGGTACTAAGAGGCTGAGCACCGGACGATCCTTCAATGAGGAAACACTCTGCCTTTAGTTGTTTGCGGTGTCCACCTATGAATTTGACGAATCCAAAAGGTTTGTTCTCACAAGAAACGCTTGTACACCATGCGATGACACTTGGACAAAATGGATCCCAGAACAAGATTGCCCCGAGCAGTCTTTGCCAATCGCGGGTCGATAATATGCTGGAAGGTGGTCGATCAAGAAAGGGATCTCGACGCAATCCGTACCCTGACGGATACGTTCCAGGAATAGAGAAAGTGGCGAACCCGAAAGGAAAATCCACACCGGCAGTTCGCTTGTAATGCCACCCGAGATCGGTGACAATCTTGTTTACGTGCTCAAAAACATCAAGAGATGGATCTATACCGTCCTGGCTATAACTCTCAGGTGGCAGACTTTCCGATTGCCCTTGGGCTGGCATTAACACGATACCCGATCCCGCTACACAGCTTTTCAGGAATCCTCGTCGGTTCATATCAGTCCGGTCCTATGGTCTAACCATTGCAGAGGATTCTGACGGCGACCATAAGGGATCTTCCAAGCAGCGTCTTCGTGACATCCCACGGCGTTGTCTCGAACGGGAAACCAACCTCTTGCGCGATGTCGTGCAATTCCTCGATCGAATCACCGTAGATGACCATCTTCGGTTCATTCGAGTCCAAGCCGCATCGAGTTGCCGACCATACGGAACCCAAATGGACACCGCGTTCTTTCAGTTTGTTCAGCGCTTCAAGTTCGGTCATATCACAGTCCAATCGTTTCGATCTCTCCGGCGTTCGCCAGATCGTTGAGGCTCTTGGGTTTCTCGGGCGCGTAGGCGACGGCGGCGCGGGCCTTCTGGTCGTACCACTTCGCGAAGCGCACGATGTCCTCCGGTTCCAGGGTTTCGAGGATCAGGAAGTCGCCTCCGAACGTGATCTTCTTCGGGGCTTCGCGGCCAAGATAGGGGTCGAGTTCGGGCTTCGCGGCCAGGTCCAGGGCAAGAAGGCCCTGGTTCTTCGGCTGGGTAATGATCTCCGGCATCCATAGCAGGCCCCACTTTCGCAGGTTCTCTCCGCACGCCTGCGCCTTGACGGGGTTGTCGGTCAGCAGACGCAGCCGGACGTCCCCCTTCTTGCCGAACGGGAAGATGCATCCCGTATCCATCGCGGTCACGCGGGGCTTGGCATGGAGACGAGAGGGGAAGGCGATCATTCGGGATCCTTCGTCTCGATCGGTTCGAGCTTCTTGGCGGGCTTGGCTTTCTTCGCCTCTGGTTCCTCTTTCGGCATCAGGCCCGTCAGAAGCTCCACGACGGCTCCGTTGTCCAGGACCAGCGGATAGCCGGCCACGCCGGGCTTCTGCAAGCCCCCTTCCTCGACTTCGGCCAGCGTCAGGACGTGCCCACGGAACACCGGGCGCAGGGCGCGGGCGGGCTTGTTCTTGACGGATCCGACGACCACGATGCTTCGGGTGTTTCGGGCGGATTCGACCACGGCCCGAGTGTGGCCCTTGCCCCTGTACTGCTGGAAGTAGTCGAGAATGTTGTTCGCCACGGTGCAATAGTTCATCGTTTTCCCTTTCATCCAAATGGACTACGCTATTGTAACTACCCATTTGGTGCATCTTGTGTCAAGGGAATTTTCCTGAATCTTCCGAGATTCTCCTTGACTTTCCGGCGGCCAGCGGTACGATCCGGGCATGCTCAGATCAAGGATACAACATTCTGCATCATCCCTTCGCGGCCCGCCCTTGGTCTGAGCAACCTCTGAGCCGGGCCGCGCTGCGCGACGCGACGTGACACGACGGGACTCGACGCGACATGACAAGACGCGACTTGACGAGACCTGACGCGACGAGACTCGACCTGACGCGACGAGACCGGACTTGACGAGACTTGACGCGACAAGACAAGACGAGCAATTTTCAAGGGAGGTAAGCCATGAAGAAGGTGATTGCGACGCTGCAAAGCACGAGCCCCTACGGGCAGAGCCGGCACTATGTGGTTCCGAAATTGGAGAAGGAATCCGCCGCTGACTACGAGGCCAGGACCTGGCGAAACCGCATGCACGTCAACAAGGACGGGGAGGTCTATATCCCGCCGATGGCCTTCAAGAACTGCCTGGCGGAAGCGGCCAAGTACCTCGGCATGCAGATCCCCGGCAAGGGCAAATCGACCTATACCAAACACTTCGAGGCGGGCGTCCTCGTCATGGACCCTGTTCACCTGGGCATCCAGGCCGAAGAGGTGTCCGGACTGTGGCTGTTCGTGCCGGCCGACGGCAAGCGTGGCAGCGGAAAGCGGGTGGACAAGTGCTTCCCGGTGATTCAGGAGTGGAAGGCCGACGTCGTCTTCTACATACTCGACGAGACGATCACTGAGGCCGTCTTCCGCCAGCATCTCGAAGAGGCCGGCAAGTTCATCGGCGTCGGCTTCTTTCGCCCAAGAAATAACGGCTTCTACGGCCGATTCACGGTCGAGAAGATCAAATGGAACGTGTGACGGGACTTGACCGGACGTGACGTGACTTGACCCGACGGGACGGGACTTGACGCGACAAGACAAGCAGTTTTCACTGAAAGGATTCTGACATGAACGGCGAAACGAAACGCAAGGCCCCCATCTTCGAACCGAGCACGGACCGCAAGATTCTGGCGAACCTGTTGACCCGGAAGCTGGTCAAGGAGGGTGGGGATTTCGTATCCTACCGCGAATTGAGCGCCGCCATCGGCGGCCGCAACGTCCAGGGCAATGCCCGGTGTCTGCTCAACGGCGCCAGGCTGGACTTCAGCCGCGATCACCATCGCCTGACCGTCAGCGTGCGGAATGAGGGCATTCGCCTCAGCCTCGACCCTTCCGGCTGCCTCGAACAGAAGGTCAAGCACATTCAACGGACCGCACGCAAGGGGATCAAGGAAGCCGGCCACGTGATGCACGACGAGAAGCTGGCCCCGGAACAACGGCGGGGCGTGCTGGTGCAGGTGGCGCAATTCGGGGCCATCAGTCAGTTCGCCACCTCGAAGGCGGCCAAACAGATCGAGGGCAAGATTGACGAGAAGGCGCCGCAGGAATTGGCCCTGCTTCCTACGATTGACGCCGTTCGATCTCAATTCACGAACGGCAAATCGTGACATCCTTCACAACTCACGCCCTGCCGTAGGTCAGAGGGTCGTATTGGTCCTCGGCTTTTTGTGACTGCTCAATCATCTGTTGTTCCTCCTCAGTCGTAAAGGACGACCAGTAGGACTCCTGGGAAGCCCCGTAGACGGCCCTGGCGGCGGCTTCCGCCTCATCACCGTGGCCGTGGCTGTCGCGGGGCCGGGTGATCGTCAGGCGGTTCGAGACGCCATAGCTCGCCTGGGTCTTCAAGAGGCCGGAACGCAGGCTGTCCCCGAGCGGCATATCGACGTTGTGCCCTATAATGAGCTTGCGGAAGTTCACCCATACGACCGCCGGCGCCGGGCAGACGATGGGCTCCAGACCGATGTTTCGCAGCATGGCGTGGACCCAGCCCTTCGCGTAGGCGTCCGTGAAGACCTGATGCACGCGGTAGGCACGGCAGATCGTGCGAAGCTCATTGGCGATCGGGTTGGGGTCCTTGTCGGACCAGGAGCGGATCAGGTTCAGGATGAACCGGGAGCGGTCGGCGTCGCGGCCACAGATGGCGAAGCCGAATTTGTCATTGCCCGACAGGCCCGACGCGTCGATCCCGGCCATGTACTGCATCGAGCCGGTAGGGGGAACGTCGCCCGAGAGGTTCAGGCATTCGAGCGTTTCCTTCTCCGGCAGGAAAGCCTGCACGACCTCGTCAAACTCCGCCTCATACTCCCGCCGGAACTGGAAGGGATCCTCCCGCCACTTGATCGCGAAGAACTCCGGGTCCAGGCGGTGCAGTTCGGGCCGGAAAAGCCACGTCGGGGCCTTGATCGTCAGGCGGCGGTGGATTTGGGCGCCCTGGCTGAAGAGACGGTAGAACCGGCCCTGCTTACCGGCGGGCGTGGTGATCTCCATGTGCTTGCTGCGGGGGAACTGCATCCTTCGCGGATCAACGGCGGCGTGGATGTTGTCGTCGCTCTTGGGGCCCTCCGTGAACCACCAGGCGACCTCGTCATAGGCGGTGAAGAAGTAGGGGAAGCCGCGCGGACTCCGGGCATTGCAGGGGAAGCTCCGGATGCCCAGGCCGTTCTTT